CCATGAGTTTCTCATTTTTCTTCTGGTATTTGCCGGCGATACCGGACAGAAGCAGCGCGAATGTGCGCACATCGTCAAACGTGCGCGCCGTCGGGATGGACGCCGCTTCCATCGGGAACGAGTCCTTGGGCGCGACGGTAGGCGTGGCAGGCGTAGCGGGCTTGCGCTCGGCGCGCGGCGCGCCCGTCTTGGCGTTCGGCTTGCCGGCGAGTTGCGCCGCATGTGACCACGCGCTAATCCCGCGACGAACAAGCGCTTGTTCCTCCGCCGTGCGAGCCTTTTCCGCCTTATCCAGGACAGCGATTGCATCCTCGCGCCTGACATTCGCCGCGCCGCAATAGTGACCGACGCGGAATGACCGCGACGTGCGCTCGCACAATTCCTTGTCGCTCCAATCCAATTGACGGATTAGCGCGACGGTCGCGACCGACGTGCGAGCTTCGGTGCGCGCGGCGTTATAGACCGAGACTTGAAACGCGGCGTCAGTCTTGGTGTTGAGAGTTGAGTTGAACATTTGCGTTAACCTTTCGTGTTGTCGCTGTATTGCGACTTGAATAGTATAGGCTATTGTCAATCGTTCGTCAAGTAAGACCGTCTTACTGGGGCTAAGAAGTCTCAATTCTACATGACCCCTCCGAGGGGGTTTGTTTGCGCGGGCGGGTGTTTCACCGTCGCCCACATAGAATTTCCCAAAATTTTAGACTTTGATCTTGACAAAACTTTAAGCACATGTTCTTGTAGCCGCACCTCCAGCGATAAGAACTCGGACAATTTCCGCGTGCTGAGTACCTCCCTCCTGCACGCGCCGGTGATCTGAGTAGATTCCGATCCTATGCACTGGTCCCCTCGTCTGACATGGTCGCATCAGCAGATTCGCGGTGCTCCCATGATCCTCATCGTTCTCGCAGCCGCCCTCACCTTCGTCATCGCCATGTACGACGAGATCACACTAGGCGGACCCACAGATCGAGACGAGCAATGACTTACGATCTGATCGTCGTCTGTAGCTTTGGCACAGTTCTCCTGCTCGCTGTCTTCGGAGTGATTTGATGCACGCCACCCTTCCATGGCCAACCGGGCCACCAGAAAGCTTCTTTCCTCGTGGGCTTGACACCAGCGGCCTGAGCCTGCAGTCTCGGCACTCCAACCTGGAGTGGTCCGATGAAAAAGCTGTTGCTCGCCGCCAGCCTGCTGTTCGCCGTGGGCGCAAACCCAGCGCTCGCGCTCACCGTGGATACCCCTCTTCCAGCATGTCAGACGATCGACACCGTCAAGCAGATCAACGCCGACGTCCCCGACATGGTCTATGTGGCGCTGCCACAGGTGATGTTCGATGAATTGAAGGCGGCCTGGGACAAGGCCGGCCAGGACTGGCCAGACGGGATCGTGACGATCCGGGTGGGCCTCACTGAGCACTACGCCGACCAGGTGTTCCTGTTCGCCTTCGACAAGGGCGGATGTCTCAAATTTCTCGTCCATCTCGACAGAACCAGGTTCTCCGACATCATCGGCAAGGGAGCCTGACGGTGTCCCGGCGCTGGGCGCTGCTCCTGTTCCTCCTGGTCTGGGGGCTCTTCGCCGCGGTCTGCTTCTGGACCGGCGTCAGCACCGCCAAGGCCGCTGAGGTCTACGGCGGCGACTCGATTGCGTGCGGGGCGGCGCAGGCGGCGAGCATGCCGGTGCGGTGCAGGGTGGGCGCGGGCTCGTGCGAGATCGCCCAGAAGGTCCCCAAGGGGCTCTGGGGCTGGGTGGTCCTCTCCGCCGGAGTTAACGACCAGGGCCGCTGCGTGCGGCAAGTGCGGGCCAGCGTCGGGCCGGCGGCGAGGGTCATCTGGATCGTCTCCCCTCCCAGGTACACCCACGCGAGGGCAGCGCAGCTGGCGACAGGGCAGACGTACGGCGATCGGTTCGTGACCTACGTGCCGGGCAGGGACGGCCTGCACCCGAGGTCGTACCCTGAGCTGGTGAGGGCGGTCCACGCCACCGAAGCCTTGCCGGGGAACTGACGCAGGCGTATAAGGGCTGCGCATTCGCAGTGCGTCTATCTTTGGAGAAATCTCATGGACATTCTTTCGCTTGCCGCTGGCGTCGCCACCGGTCTCGTTCTCGCCGCGCTCGGCTTCACCTACAAGACCATCGCTGCGTGGGTGGAGGCCAGGCTGAAGGTTGCGGAGGCTGAGCTGCAGTCGCTCGAAGCCCAGGCCGTCGCGCACCGCGCGCTCGCCTCGGCGGTCGCCGCTGGCAAGATCACGGCCAGCGTCCCAACGCCCGCGACTCCGGCCGCCCCTGCGCCCGCGGCTCCCGTCGCCCCCGCCGCCCCCGCCGCCCCGGCCGCGTGATCGTCATGCCAGCTCTGCAGCCATTTCTCGATCGGCACTTGATCGAAGACTGGCGCTTCAAGCTGACCCGACTCTGGACCATGAGGGTCGCCCTGTTCTGGGCGGCCTTTTCTGCGTTGGTGGGCGTGTACCCGTGGCTTGGCGGCATCGTGCCGCAGACGCCGTGGGCGCTGCTCATCTTCGCGCTGATCAACATCATTCTGTGCGTCATCCTGGTTGTGGCGCGCATGACCCGGCAACCAGGGGTAGATGTGGAGTAAGATCATGACATCGTCAGTCAAAGTTCAATCGCACAATTTCCCTGTCCTGGTGCAGACCCTGCGTGTGACGCCTGCGACGGACGGGGCCGCGGAGCTTGAAGAGGTGTCGAGCGAGCAGATTCTGTGGCCGGAGGACGGCGAGATGCGGACCTTCGTCACGACGACACAGGGGCTGCGCATCCTGGACCTCGAACACGATGACCCGCGGGTGAACGTTAAGCCGGAGTGAGTCGTGAACAGGATCGCAAAGGGCGGCGCGGTTGCAGTCATGGCGGCCACCGTCATCGGGGGCTTCGAGGGGCTGCGCCAGACGGCCTACCCGGACCCAGCGACGCGCGGTCCGCCGTGGACGATCTGCTACGGGCACACCGGCAGCGTGAAGCCCTACCAGCGCGACAGCATCGCGCAGTGCAAGGCGCTGCTGCAGGCCGACCTGGCCAAGACCTACGCGAGTGGGGTCGAGGCGTGCCTGCTACCTAAGGTTGTAGCGGCGATGCCAGATACACGCTACGTGGCGGTTCTGTCGCTGGCCTACAACATCGGCGTCGGGGGCTTCTGCGAATCAAGCATTGCGGCCGATCTCAACGCCGGCGAAGTGCAGGCTGCGTGCGACGCCTTCATGCGCTACAACCGCGCGGCAGGGATCGTCTTCCCTGGGCTGACCAGCCGGCGCGCCCAAGAACGGCATCTTTGTCTGGAGAACTGATATGAACGGGTATGCGCGGAAGCAGCTCAAGGCGCGAGCCAAACGCGATCAGCAGAGAATGGTCGCGGCATGGGCCGACGCCGAGGTATCGGCGGTCGACCAGAAGGTGTTCGATCAGGTGTTCGACATCTGCAAGGATGTGCGGATGCCACTTGCCGATACAGGGAGATGACCATGTTCGTTTTTCTCACGACCCTCTGGGGTTACGTCATGCCCATCCTCGCGCTCGTGCTCATCGGCGTGGCGGTGTGGGTCTATCTCAACGTCCCGGTGTTCGGGCATCAGATCGCGGTGGTCATGGTGGTCATCGCGGCCGGCGTGTTCGCCTTCGACGAAGGCTACCGGGTGCGGGGCGGGCTCGACCAGTCGGCGACGCTGAAGGCCGACATTGCCCGGCAGAAGGCGGACATCGCCGAGTTGCAACGCCAAGCCGACGAGGCTAAGAATGTGGCCGCTGATGCTGCGGCGGCCGAGAAGGTGGCTGAAGATCAGGCCACTGCGAATCAGCAGAAGGTGGACTCCTATGTTGCTCAACTCGCGAACTCTCCTGGCTGCGATCTGTCTGTTGACGACGTTAAGCGCCTGTCAGGTATCAAGTGATCCGAGTGTTCGGCCGTATCTGCCGAACCCGCCCTCGACGTTCGGCGTGCCGGTCCCGGCTCCGGTCCCGACCAAGGGCGGGGACGCCCGCGTGCTCGCGGCGAAGGCCCTGGCGGTGATCGCGGCGGATGCCCGGCGGCTCCTGAATGACAAATCGTTCCAGGAAGACGTTTGGGCGCGGTTCTCGAACCCAGGCGTGAAAAAGTGATCCGATGACCGACACGGCGCTCGCAGTCATTCCCCGCGATCCGGCGAAGCTCGGCTACCCGCCGACGCTGCCGCTGGAGATTGCGCTGCACGAGAACCCGGTGCAGTTTATCTGCGAGAGCTGGGGGATCGATAAGACCGAGTGGGACCGGCTTCGCGCGGACCCGGCGTTCATCGCCGACCTGGCGCAGCGGGTGGAGGAAGTCAAGAAGGACGGCGTCTCGTTCAAGATGAAGGCGCAGCTCCAGGCAGAGCAGCTGCTGGAGACCTCGTGGGAGATGATCCACGATATCAGGACGCCCCACGCGGTGAAGGCCGACTTGGTCAAATTTACAATTCGCGCGGCAGGATTGGATGGTAGTCGCGATCAGGCGGCCAATACTGGGCCCCAAAACGCCTTGCAAATCAACATCCAGTTGGGCTGAACATGACCGACGCGATCCGGGGCACGCACTGGAAACATTTAAGGTGACGACATGCTCAGCATTGAGAAGCGCGACGGGATGATCTATCTCTACGTGGGCGATGTGATCGTGTGGGCCGGCTCGATGGAGCAGTGGTCCCAGGTGATCTCGCACCCGATCACGCGGGACACGCCGAAAGCCGCCTAAGGAGACCACCATGGCTGCCATGACCACGAACGCCTCGATCGCCCCTGCAGTCCCAGGAGCCAAGCCGAAGGGCAAGAAGGGCAAACTGCCGGTGCCCGCCGGGCCGAAGGGTCCGATTGACCCTAAAACTCTCGGCTCGATGGCGAAGAGCTTGCAGTTCAAATGAGCGTCATTTCTCTGGTGCCGGAGCCGGATACCGAAGTTCGGGACAGTGTAGTCCAGTTGCTGGAGTCGCTGCTGGAGGACGCGCGGGCTGGCAAGCTCGACACCTTCGCGGGTGTAATCCACCAGACTCCTGGCGGTTGGGCGGAGGTCGCCAGCACGACCGAGGTCTTTCTGGAGGCGATCGGCAGGATTGAGATTCTCAAGCAGACCTGGATCGCGAATTACCTGAGCGGTCCCGATGTCTGAGGTCATCAACTACAGGCCACCGCCGGTCCTCAAGGCGTTCATCACCGATCATCGACCATCAGAACTTTTCTACGACTGGGTGGTCGGCCCCTACGGCTCCGGCAAGACCACCGCGAGCTTCTTCAAGCTCGTCTACATGGCGAAGAAGCAAAAGCCTTGGGCGGATGGCATCCGGCGCTCGCGTGCGGTCATCGTTCGCAACACCGCCCCGCAGCTGAAGGACACCACCATCGCCTCCTGGGACCTGTGGTTCAAGGATGGCCAGGCCGGCAAGTGGAAGGCCACCGAGCGCAACTTCGTGCTGCGCTTCGACGATGTCGAGTGCGAGGTGCTGTTCCGCCCGCTTGACACCCCGGACGACATCGCGCGCGTGCTCTCCCTTGAAGTGACCTTCGCGATCCTCGACGAGTTCGTGCAAATTCCGAAGGAGATTGTCGACGCGCTCTCCGCTCGTCTCGGCCGCTTCCCATCGAAGAAGGACGGCGGGGCGACGAACTGGGGCATGTGGGGTGCGTCTAATCCTGACACGGAGGACTGCTGGTGGTACGATTTCCTGCACAGCAATTCTGTGGATCGGTATGGCGAGGACGTGGAGGTGGCAAAGGCGCGGCGGGCCCTTCTCAGGCTACCCGAGCCGAACGTCCGCTATTTTGTCCAGCCTTCCGGCTTCGCCGACGACGCCGAGAACCTAGAGAACCTGCCACCGTTCGAGGCCGGGAACCACAGCTACTACACGAACCAGGCGAAGGGGAAGAGTGAAGTCTGGATCGAGCAGTATATCAACGCCAACTGGGGCTTCTCGATCGCAGGCAAGCCAGTCGTCCCGACCTTCAAGGAGATGCACATCTCCAAGAAGCGGCTGCTCTTCAACCCACTGCTGCCGCTGGTCATCGGGCTGGACCCTGGGATCATTGGCAGTGCGCTGATCTTCGGGCAGGAGGACTCGTTCGGGAGGCTGCTGATCCTTGGCGAGCTGGTGCAGGAGGGCTATGGAGCCATGCGCTTGATCAACGAGCGGCTCCGACCCTACCTCCGTCGGCGTTTCCCGGACGCCAACGTGATCATCGCCCCGGACCCAGCCGCGGCGAACCGCACCCAAACCGACGAAAAGACGGTCGTGGACGTGTTCAAGCGCTATTACATGGTCAAGATCGAGACGAACAACCGCCTCCCGCTTAGGTTGGATGCCATCGAGGCATACACCACTAAGTTGTTGGAGGTTGGGCCAGCCCTCTTGATTGATGCTAACGAATGTCCTACGGTCATCCGAGCACTAAAGGGTGGCTGGCGGTATGCTATGGACCCGAAGAAGGGCATCGCGAAGGGTGTCGAGCCGGAAAAGAACGCGTACAGCCATACGGGCGACGCGACTGGGTATCTGGCTCGCTACTTCCACCGGTCCAACGAGCGTGAGGGGCGTTATGCTGCGGCTGGCCAGAAGCGTTTCGTACCGCCCAGGTCGTTTGGGTCGGCCTACAACCAGCGGTGACGCGTCATGACGCAGACCATTCTTCCCAGTGAAGCCTCCGCGGTCGCCCGTGGGGAGCTTTTGCCGCCCGCCGTCGAGGTCGAGACCCCCAAAGACGCGCCTGTCAAGGTGCTCAACCCCGTCGAGCTGCAGGAAGTGGGCAAAAAGCTCGATGTGCTGTTCCGGCAGTACGTGTCGGACCGGCGCATCGCCGAATTGCGGTGGCTGCGCAACGAACGGCAGTACCTGGGCATCTACGACCCAGAGGTCGAGAAGGAATTGACCTCCAATCGCTCCAAGGCGTACCCACGACTGACGCGGGTGAAGTGCCTGAGCGTTCTGGCGCGTCTGATGAACCTGATGTTCCCAGGCAACGAGCGGAACTGGGAGATCAAGGCGTCGCCGTCCCCCGATATGTCGGTCGAGGATGTCACGCAGGCGATCGAGGACGCCAAAAAGACCGACGCGGAGGCCAGCATTCAGTCCGATGTCGATCTCAGCTTCGTCATGGCGGCCGTGCAGACGCTGGCGGACAAGCGGGCTGATCAGCTCTCGACGCTGATCGACGATCAGCTGCAGGAATTGGGCGGCAACCAGACCTACGATTACGTGGCGCTCAACCGCGACGTGCTGCGCAGCGGCATCATCTACGGCCTGGGGCTCTTGCGGGGCCCGTACGCGCAGGAATCGAAGTCGTCAGCATGGTCGCTCGATCCGACGACGAACCAGCCTGTGGTGAAGTCCAAGACCGTCTACAAGCCGATGTACGAGTTCCTCAAGGTGTGGGACTTCTACCCAGACATGGCGTCCAAGTCCTTCGATGATATGGACGGCTATTTCACCCGCGTCGTTATGTCGCGCTCCCAGGTGCGAGCGCTGGCCAAGCGCACTGACTTCTTCGACACCGTGATCAAGCGGTATCTGACCGACCACATCATGGGCAACTACCGCCCGCAGCCGTTCGAGACGGAGCTGCGCGCGATGGGCGTCAAGGTCAACGTCAACGAGATGAAGGTCGAATCCTCGAAGTACGAGGTCGTCGTCTGGCACGGCCAGACTTCCGGTGCGTGGCTCGCGATCTGCGGTGTCGACGTGCCGGAAGACAAGCACGCCGACGAGATTGACGCCGAGATTTGGATGATCGACGGCAACGTGATCAAGGCGTCTCTGAACCCGTGGGAGAAGCTCGGTGTCAAGGTCAAGACGATCCACACCTTCCTCTTTGACGAGGACGATACGTCGCCCGTTGGGTTCGGGCTGCCAAACGCGATCCGGGACAGCCAAATGGCGGTCAGCGCCTCGACCCGGATGCTGCTCGACAATGCCTCAGTGGTCTGCGGACCAAATCTTGAACTCAATACCGATCTTCTCCGTCCAGACCAGGACCTGACCAGCACGAGCGCCTACAAGATTTGGTATCGTGAGGGCACGGGCGTGGACGCGCAGCAGCGCGCGGTGCAGAATGTCGAGATCGAGTCGCACATCCCTGAGCTGCAGCAGATTATCGAGCTGTTCATGAAGTTCGCCGATCTGGAGACGTTCGTGGGCCCAGCCACCGGTGGCGACATGTCGCAGGGGCCGAGCGAGCCCATGCGGACGGCGGCCGGCGCGTCCATGATCCGGGGCGATGCGGCACTGCCGTTCAAGGACATCGTCCGCCACTTCGACTCGTTCACGCAATCGGTGCTCGAATCGCTCGTGCAATTCAACCGCAAGTTCAATCCGGATCGCGCCCCTGAGGGCGACTACAACGTGATCGCGCGCGGCGCTACCTCATTGGTGGCCAAGGAAGTGCGCGGCATCCAGATGGACCAGTTGGCGACGACGCTGACTCCCAAGGATTTGATCCAGATCGACCAGCGCAAGTGGACGCGTGCTCGCTTCGCGGCTCGTGATCTGACCGACATGCTGGTCTCCGAGGAAGAGGCTGAGCGCCGGCAGAAGCAGCAGGACGCGACTGACGCCCAGATGGCCCAGCAGCAGCAGGCGACGGTCGAGGCGCAGGTGCGCAAGGTGCTGTCCGACGCCTTCAAGAACATCGCGCAGGGGCAGAAGAATTCGGCTTTGGCGGACGCGGCAAGTGTCGACGCCGCGCTGAAGCTGTTGGAAGCGGGAGTGACCGGTGCAATTGCTCAACAAAACGGAACAGCTGGACCTGATGCGGCGACTGGTCCAGGCGAAGGAGACCCCGGAGCTGCTGATGGTTCGACGGCTGGTGGAGCACCGGCTGGAGGAAGCCAAGACCAACCTGGTGCTGTGCCCGGTCCTGGAGATGCCGCGCCAGCAGGCCCTGGCGGCGGCCTACCTGAGTCTCCTGCGGGACCTGACGCGTCCGGTGGCTAACATCGACTCGCCGGCATCTGAGTAACAATTTCAAACGGTTGAGGGATAATCATGTCTACTGAAAATGATACCGCGTTCGAAGACGCCTTCAAGCAGCTCTCGGCGGCCGACGCCACGGAGAACAAGGTGCCCACCGGCCCAGCGGCTGGTGATGCGCCTCCGGCGTTGCAGACGGCTCCGACGGGCCCAACCGGCACGGCAGCCCCAACCGAGGGTCCGACCGGCACCGTTGCCGTAGAGACCCTGACCCCGACGGAGCTGGCGGCAAAGGCTGCCACCGACGAGGCCGCGGCGGCTGCCGAGGCTGCCGCGGCGAAGGTCAAGGAGACCGAAACGGCCCAGGCCGCGATCGTCGCCCAGGCTGAAGAGGACTTGCTGAAGCGACTTGGCGGCGTGCTCAAGAAAGCTGCGCCGGAGCCGGTGGCAGTGCCACAGATGCAGCGGGTGGAACCGGATCAGCCTCAGTCTCCGTTCACCCAGGAGCAGGCGGCGTTCCTGGCAGCCTACGAGAAGGAGTTCCCGGACATCGCCGCGGCGGAGCGGCTGCAGCGCCGGGCCGATCTCGTGGCCACGACCGGCTACATTTTCGGGGAGATTACCCGCAGTCTGCAGCCGATCATCGAGCAGGTCCAGGTGCTGGCGCAGCGCACGCATCTGGGCGATCTGCACACGGCGGTGCCGGACTACGACGCGACGCGCGACCAGGTCATCGCGTGGGTGGACAAACAGCCGGCGTACTTGAAGGCTGCCTACCAGGCAGTGGTCGCGCAGGGCACGGCCGCCGAGGTGGCCGACCTGATCAAGCGGTATCACGCCGACACAGGCACGCCGGTGGCCGCCACGGCTGACCCGGCGGCGGCTGCTGCGGCTGCTGCGGCTGCGGCCAAGACTGCCAAGGCCGAGGCTGATCGCAAAGCGGCTGCTGCGGCGCTGGCTCCGGTCGGCTCGAAGAGGTCTGTCGCGGTTGCCAGCGAACCCACGGACTTCGACGGCGCGTTCGCTGCTGCGGCTGCGCTCAAAGACCTGTGATTGAGTAGTTGACAGGCTGCTACCTATGGTGGTACAGCCTGTCAGCGTAACATGCTGAGCTGCCTCAGGGTCCCATACAAGCGGGACGACCTCTGGCCCTAGTCGGCGAGACACCCCCGATTCAGGAGACTCATCATGGCCGCGATCACCTCTTATGGCGACATCTCCCCAGCAGTCGCCGCCTATTCCGTCGTCCGCATGCTCAAGAGGGCCATGCCCTATTTGCATTTGGAAAAATTCGGCCAGACCTATCCCCTTCCGACGAACTCGACGCAGACCGCGAAGTTCCGTCGCTACTTCATGACCGGCGCTACTGGCGCGGCGGGTCCTGATGGCGGTGGCACCAACGGCGCTGGCGCGGCGTTCAACATCCCGGTGGCCATCACGCCGCTGATCGAGGGTGTCACGCCTTCGGGCTCGACCCTGGCCAACCAGGACTACACCGTGACGCTCGCCCAGTATGGCGACTTCATGACCATCACCGACGTGATCGAGGACACCCACACGGACCCGGTCTTGCAACAGATGACCGACATCCTTGGCGAGCAGGCTGCGCTCACCGTGGAGACCCTGCGGTTCAACGTTCTCAAGGCCGGCACCAACGTCTGGTACGCGAACGCGGTTGCGGCTCGTGCCAACGTCATCACCGCGATCGCGCTGTCCGACCAGCGCAAGGTGACGACCGGCCTGAACCGGCAGAACGCGAAGAAGATCACCACGGTGGTCGCTTCCACGGCGGACTTCAATACGAAGTCGGTCGAAGCGTCCTACATGGCCGTTTGCCATCCGGACCTGGAAACCGATCTGCGCTCGATGACCGGCTTCAAGGTGGTCGCCGACTACGGCCCGCACACGACCCCGTTCGAAGGCGAAATCGGCTCCTGCGAGCAGGTTCGCTACCTCACCTCGACTGTCATCGCCCCGTTTGCGGGCCTTGGCGCTGCGGTGGGTGCGAGCGGGCTGCGCGCCACCGGCGGCAATGTCGATGTGTACCCGATCCTGATCTTCGCGCGCGACGCTTTCGGCATCGTCCCGCTCAAGGGCAAGTCGTCCATGACCCCCATGGTCGTCAACCCCAAGCCTGCGGCGGGTGATCCCCTGGCGCAGCGCGGCACGGTCGGCTGGAAGCTGTGGACCGCCACGATCATCCTGCAGGACGCCTTCATGGCTCGCCTCGAAGTCGGCTGCACGGCGTAATCACCCTGACGGGGCCTCCGGGCCCCGTCATCGCAACCCCTCGGTTCTAGGAGCACGAAAATGACTCTCAATGCCTCGGGCATCGGCCCCGACACCTACACCGCCTTCGGCAACATCGCCACGGGCCACTTCACCGGCGACGGCTCGGGTGCCATTACGGTCAATCTGGGCTTCACGCCCGTCTACGCGAAGCTCATCGACATGGCGGCCGCCACCGGCGCGTCCGAGTACGAGTGGATTCTCGGTATGGCGGCGACGGACACCCTCCTGACGACTGGTCTGGTCGATCCGGCGATCGACGCCAACTCGGCGATCGTGTCGAATGGCAAGATCACCTCTCGCACCGAGGTCGCCTTCCCGGCCCCCGGCGCGCAGACTCCCGATGACGGCGTGAACGGCACGGCCTCGGTCAGTGTCTACTCGCCGGACCCGACTGTGGCCAAGCTCACGTTCAACATCAACGTGAACGCCCACACCTACGTCTGGGTCGCCATCGGCTAACGAACGGTGGCGGGCTCCGGCCCGCCTCCACCTCTTTCAGGGGTCCGTCATGGCCTGCATCCGCATCGAGCGCATCCAAAACGGTTTCACCGTGTCCGTGACCGATCCCAAGATCGTCGCGGCGAACGAGGCTCGATCTGGGAAGGACGTGCCGTCCAGCAAGTGGATGGACCCGTGCCGGGAATACCGGTTCGACAATGAGGCGGCAGTGGTGAAATTCGTCGAGAAGGTCATCGCCACCGCGCTCCCCGCCGAGTCCACCCCGCCGGACTCATTCGCGAAAGCCTTCGACGCGGCCGTCAAGGCAACGTCTGACAACGATGGAGACGAGTGATGACCGTGACCGTGACCACAATCGACACCACCGGCAATGATTCGTGGGCCAAGACGGCTGCGCGGATCAACGCCAATTTTGCCGCGTTGGCGGCCGGCGTGAACGCTGGAGTCACCGGCCCGACCGGCCCGACCGGTCCGACCGGCGCTACCGGCTAATCAGAGAGCTGACAAATGAACATCGAAGAACTCGGTTCCAATCTCGCTATCCCGCCCGCGCGCAAACCGCGGGCGGCCAAACCTCCGGAGGAAGCCAAGCCATCCCAGGCCGTGGGCATGCCGGAGCGCAAGAAGATCATCCTCGAAGAGAACGAAAACATCCCGCCGAACGGGCTGTACATTGGCCTCAACGGGGTTGGCTACATTCTCAAGCCCGGCGAAGTCGTGAACGCACCCATCGGCGTGATCGACATTCTGGAGCACGCCATCGAGATGACCCCGGTCCTCGACGCAACTACCCGGCGTGTCGTGGGCCATCGTCAGAAGCAGCGGTTTCCATTCCGGTTCGCTGCGTAAGTCAAGGGGCTGGCTATGAACCTCGCCGAGCTGCTCGAAGAGCTGCGGGATGGCATCCTGCATGACAACTCCGATCAGATCGGCGGGGGTGGCCACAGCCAGCTGTGGTCTGATCGCCGTCTCGTCCTCTATATCGATCAAGCCCAGCGCCGCATGGCGCGTCAGGCGCTCATGATCCGCGACAAGATGCCGCAGGAGACCGAGCCGTTTGAGCGCGAATACGTGCTGGACTCCTCGATCATCGCAGTCATCTCCGCCCGCTGTCGCGGCGACCAGGCCGACCTGGCGCGCGCCGGGCACGCGCTGTTCGACACCTACCACGTCCCCGACACCTATTTCTTCGATCCGTCGGCGCTGAGCGTGCTGCCGCCCGGCAAGATGGTGGCGTTCGACACTGACGAGCAGGTGGCCCCGGACGAGGACGGGTCCATGGGTACGATGGTGCTCCGCGTCTACCCCGCGCCGGACCCTGTGCATGTCCAGGAATTGATCCTGCGGGTCATCCGTATGCCGATGAACCACCTGACCATGGACGACATGAAAGCCGTTCCCGAAATCCCCGAGGAACACCATCTCGACATGCTCGATTGGGCCGCCTACTTGGCGCTCCGTAAGGTGGATGTCGACGCAGGCAACCCCGATCTCGCTGCGGCTTTCCGTGCGTCCTTCGAGGCTCACTGCACTGAGGCCCGGAACATCGCGATGCGCAAACTATTCGCAGTCTCGGCCTGGGGTTTCGGCCGGAATGCGTGGTCATACGAGGGCAATTGACGCTCCGCGCAGGCCATTGCAACCGCAGCGCGAACGCGTTACGGTGAGTTTGCCCGCGTGTAGGAGATTTCGCGATGTCCGGTATGGCCCTCCCGAAGATGTCGCCGCTTCAGTTCGGCGCTGTTCCGCACTTCAAGGACGGCGCGGCTGATGTGGCTGCCCCTAGCGTCAAACCCGGCACGCTGACCAAGGGGACCACCGGCCCGTTCCCCGTCAACCTGACCCCGGCCCCGATCGCCCCGACCGCTGTGGGTCGCGCGCGCGGCGTCGGCTGGCCGCCTGCCGGTACCATGGCTGCGCCTGTTGGCGCGCCGCCCATTACCGGGCCTGTGGCGGCTGGACCGCCGAGTGGTCCTCCGGCTTATGCAACTCCGGCCATGGTCGCCCGCTGGGGTGCGGCGGCGACTGGTGCGCCCCCTATGGTCTATGGGGCTGATGGAAGGCCAGCTACGTACCAGGGTGGCGTGGGAAATGATCTTGCGCGGGCGCAAGTGGCTACGGCGGTGCGTGGGAAGTCGTTTCAGCTGAGTGCTCTCGATCAGGCTCTTCCAGGGCAACCTGGTGGTCCAAAATCGGATGCTTCGGCTCCGGTTACGATGCAGCGGCCCATGACCAATTACGACGTGAAGATGGCCGCCCCGTTCTTCCTTCACCCACAAGAACAAGCCCAACATCTGATGGTGGAGGGGATCAATCGGGCTCTCCAGGAGTCGCTCGGCCAAATTGACGCGGCGCAGGGCGCAGGCACTCCGCAGGCGTTGGCCGCGAGGGACGCAGCGTACGCAGCGCGCATTGAGCAGCTTCGGCGCGTTTTCAACCCGACGGCCAACGAGGTGTGGGGCGCACAGAACGGCGTGGCACCGACGATGCCCACGCCGACTCTGCCGGCTGGAGCAGTTGATCCGGGTGATGGCACCTGATAGTTGGGGGGCATCATGGCCGATCAAGACTGGCTCTCACAGCTTCCAATCTTTCATGTCCTGGATGGAAGTAATCCAGCTCCGGCGTCTCAGCCGGGGAACTGGCTGACCTCTGGCCTTCAGAAAGGCACGGGGGAGCTGTATGCTGGGATTGGCCACACCATCCAAGCGGCCGGTACGGTCCTTGGGGTCCCTGACGTTGTTCAGGGTGGCCTCGGCAAGCGGCTTGGCGACAACTCGGCCGCGTGGGCGCAGCAGGCCAGCCGCCCCGATATCGACGCGTTGCCCTGGTACCACCCAGAACGCATCGCGTACAACATCGCCCAGATGGTCCCAACTTTGGCGCTCGCTGGCTTTGGTGGCGAGGCGCTTGGGGGTATTAAGGCACTGTCGGGGGCCGGCACACTCGCTTCCGCGGCGCGGGCTGCGCCGTTCATGATCCCTGGGGCTGTGGGGTCGAACGTCGAGCAGGAAGAGGCACAGCACCCCGGCGCTCTGTCGCAGGCCGGCGCGGCCAAGGCGTTGGCTTTGGGCATCCCTGAGGGTGCAGCTATGGGCTTCATGCCCGGCAAACTCGGCCAAATCATGAAGGATGGCGCAGTGGGGGGCCCCGCCAAGCGGGCGTTCACCAATGCAGCCGTCGTGGGTGGCTATCAAGGTGTTCTAGCAGCCGGACAGACCGCCGTATCCCAAGAGGCTTATGCCCCGGAGATGCCTGCTCCTGATCGTGCGCGCAAGATTGTCGACGCCGGTCTGTCCGCGGTGATGATGGGGGGTGTTCTGGGTGGTGCGTTCGGGGCGCTCCATCCGAAGATGGTGGACATGCAGGGGACACCCCCGAGCGGCGTTACACCTGACGATATGTCAGCGGTGGTAGACGCTGCGACCAAGTCTCAGCCTGCACCTGTCCGTCCTGGCACGATGGGCCTTCCGCTAGCTGGCCTGCCGCCAGAAGAAGCGCAGAAGATGTACACGCGCCCACCAGGCTCGCTGCCGGCTGGTGCGGCACCTGGCTGGCGTCCGCCTGAAGAGTGGCTGAACAACCCGCCGATCGGACACGGCCTGCCCGCTCCAGATGGCACGCCTCTGCTCGAAGCGCCAACGCCCGTGTCCGACATGTCGGATGCCGATCTGAACGCCAGGCAGGAGGCACTGCGGGGCAGGGCTGAGAAGCCAGCGCGCGGCGCGATCCCTGCTGGTCTTGGACGGCTCCAGAAAGCGGAATACGCGGAGATCAACCAGGAATTCGCCCGGCGGACGCCTCCCGGTGCGACGCCCGGTATTGGCTTTGTCATCCCGAACTACACCCCTGAAGAGGTGGCGGCGCGTGAGCCCGAGGTGAACCAGTTCAAGGAATCGGTGCTCGCCGACCTGACCAAACAGCAGCAGATGTGGGCGGCGAAGAATCCGTTTTTCCAGAACCTCAACGCGAAGGACCCCTACGAGATGGTCAGCGCGTTGAAGGATTACGTGAACGACGCTGACGCATCTAACAAGGATGTTCCGGGGTATCTCCAGAAAATCGCCGAGAAATACGGTGTGATGAAGGACGGGCTTCCGTCTGATCCACAGGTCGTGCTGAAGGAATTGAACGACCAGAATGATAGGCTGCAGGCCGATCAGGCTGCCGCCAAGACGAAAGAAGACTTCCTGCGTGTGAAGCGGGCGAACGATGCGCTGAAACCCGAGCTGGCCGCGGCTCAGGCGATGGCCGACCTGCACGCTGAGGCCGGTCTACGCTTGGACGCCTTGAAGAAGCCCATCGCGCCGGAACCAACGGAGGCTCCAGATGCCGTTCAAGAGCCAAGCACAGCGGGCGTTCATGTACAGCCAGCACCCGGAGTTGGCGAAGGAGTTCGAGGCAGCGACGCCCAAGGGAAAGAAGCTCCCGCGGAAGTTGCACCTGGGGATGCTCGCCTCCCCCACTGGGAGCAGTACGCCCAAGACCACCCAGAAGTCGCCACCGCCCCCGAAGGACTCGAACCAAACCTGACCGCCCCCGACGGTGGTCGGGTGCTCCGCGATCTGACCGGCGAGGAAGCCAAGCTGCCGCCTGCGCCAACGCATGTCGAGCCACTACTAGCGAAATCTGAGCCTATTGCGGGTCGGGCTGGGCAGCCACCAACGATCCCTGGTGATCTACAGCACTCCGACCCGAAGGTGGTGCAGGCTGCGGTTGATACGGTCAAGCAGTTCCGTGATGAGCAGCGGGCCAGGCTACAGGCCATCCGCGACGCCGAGCCGAATTCGGTCTGGCAGGCGTACGCCGATAAAGCGCTGGCGTCTGATCGCCTGGGGCATGGTGATCCGGACGCTGTGCGCCGGGCGATCAACGCGTTCGCGGCCCGCGATGACATCGAGGGGCGCACCGTGCGCGCCGCCGCGCCGCTAACTGCGTTCGAGGCGCAGGGGGTTGAATCCCCCAAGGATCAGCCACCGAGCTGGGCGACGGGTCATGCGGCAGAACTTGGTGGCGACGTGGCGTATCACGACGCAGATCATGCGCTGATCCGCGGGCACAACATGCTCGGCCAGGACCTGTATGTCCCTGTCGATCGGGCGACCGGGCAGCGCACTAAGTTCAGCCTGGATGACACTACGGCTCCGTGGATGACCGAACCGGTCAAGGCGAAGCTGGTGGCGGCGCGGGATCAGTACATCAAGTCGCAGAAGACTGATCCCGATGGCCCGTTCAAGGGTGCGACCGACAAGGTCGTCGGCACCCCATCCGCTGATCCGCGGGTGGTTGGGTATGTTTCGCGCCTGATGCGTATGCTGGGCCTTGGTAATACGCGTGTGCTGATCGTTCACCCTGGTGACGTACATGGTCAGGCTGGAGATGATCTCCAGCTCAACGGGGCATACGCACCGGCCAGGACGGCAGGCATGGATGGGGCGCAGCTGGGGCACATGCGTCAGTTCGGACCAGATCAGAAGGATTTCTACATCTACATGCGGCCTGGGATGTCGGACGTTCGGACGGTCGAGGCCGCCTCGCATGAGGTAGGTCATATTGTCCAACGGGTGGCGCTGCACAACGCGTCGGACGCGGTCCAGTCGGCCGTCCGGAGGGCGTATGACGCGTATTTTCGTGCGACGACTGGCGCGACGATGCAGGACATCGTCCGCATGACGCGCAACCGCGAGATGGCGATGGAGCTTGACGATCCGTCCTGGGCACGCCCGGTCGATTCGGCTCACGCTGCGTACTTCAGATATCTGACCGGGTTCGACGAATGGTTCGCCGACAACGTGTCGCGCTGGGCCACGACGGCTGAGAAGCCGTTGTCGGCGGTTCAGAAGTTCTTCTCTGCGGTGGCGCAACGGATGCGGGAGTTCATCACTGCCGTCACTGGTCAGAAGTTCATGCCGAACGACGCGGTGAAGGACTTCCTCGATCACATGCAACCCGACTCTGACATGGGCTGGCTGGCGCAGCGCAAGCTGATGGGCGGCGGACAAATTCCGATCGAGCCACCAGAGATGCGTGCCGCGCGCTCGGTCCAGGACATGGAGAAGGATGTCGGCGACTTCATCAAGAGCGCAGACGGCTTGACCAAGCGCGCCGCCGGCATGGGGTCGGAGTGGTGGGCCAATCTCCGCGGGGCGTCACGGCGTGCTCTGGCGATGGCTACAGACGGCCAGTCGCTGGCCAACATCTGGGCCAAGAAATTCGCTGAGGGCAAAGCCTACTACGAGGCGTCGAACACGCGTGACAACGTGCTGGACAAGGCCAATAAGGGCTTCACCCCAGGGATCAGGGCCGTGCGGGAGTTCATCAAGACTCCGGGCGGCAAGGCGATGTGGGGCCAGATTCAGCAATACCTCATCGACTCGCAGCGCCTCCCCAAGGACGACCCTGGGCTGAAGAGCCAGCTCGACAGCATCCGCACGCAGGGCGGTAAGCCGATCTTGGATGGCTACCTGATGGACGGCCAGACTTCGCACTACATGCGCGTCGCAGCGCAAATCCAAGAGGTTGTGGATCGTCACGCGAATGACCCGGTGCCGTTCAAGCCTTGGGCGACGAACCCGTTCCTGGACTACCAGGCGATGGCGGACGAGCACGACAACGCGGTCAAGAATAACACGTACTGGAAGCGGATCGCCAACGAGGGCTACGGGAAACTGCAGTTGCACCTCATGACTGCGGCGGATGCAGCGAAGGCGGAGACCGATCCGAAGGTCGCCAAGGTGTTGGCCGCTGCGAACCCTGATCTCAAGGCGCTGAGCAAGCAGGCCGGCATGGCGCTGGATCAGGCGGCGGCAGGTGACTACGCGCCGTTTCGGCGCAGTGGCAAGTATTTCGTCGCTGGCAAATTTGCGGTCGATGAGGCGGGTAAGGTCAAGCCGGGGGCGATCGTGGCGATGCGGGATGCGCTGGATAAGGCCAGCTTCCGCAACCTGCATCTGATGGGCGGCGACGACCAGTCATCGATCATGTCGCGTGTCGAGACTCAGGGCCAGATGGAAAGCCTCGCCGGTGTGTTCCGGGAGCTGCAGAAGGCTGGACATCTCGGGCCAGAGCTGTTCGTCGGTCGCCCGGAGTCGCTTGACACGAGTCAGGGCAAGGCCCCGGCGATCCTTCAGCGGCTGCTCGACAACTCCAAGGAATGGATTCCTGAGGGCATGAACGCGGCTGACGCCCAGGTGCTGCGGGAGAACATCACCAACCAGGTGCTGGACGGCTTGCCCGATCACTCGTTTACGAAATTCTTGCAGCCGCGCAACATGGTTCACGGCTTCGATAGCGACATGCTGAAGGCTCAGGCGCTGACCCTGCGCTCCAGCGTTCGCACGTCGGTCGGGCTCGGGACCAGGGGCATGATGTCGACGACCATGCAAGCGATGCGCCAGAGGGTGCTGGATGCGAAGAGCGACCCGACTCTGACGGATAACGAGCGCGTGGCGATCCACGACATCGCGGACGAGTGGATGCAGCGCGAGGCGTATGCCTTGCACCCGCTGAGCAACAAACTGATCGACGGTGTGCGAGCTGTAATGCACACGATCATGATTGGCTTCAGTCCGGTCTACACGTTCACCGCCATGTCGCAGGTCCCGCTGGTAGGTCTTCCAGAGCTGGCCAAGACGCATGGGTTCATGAAGTCTTCATTGCATATTGCAGGTGCGACGCCGGACACCGTCAAGACGATGGCGGCGGTCGTGCGCAGTCCTGACGGCGCGGAGATGGGTTTCCGCAAGAGTGCGCTGGAAGGCAAAATCTCCGCAAACCGACTCGCGACCCTCATGGACCTGGACGCTCGCGGGGGTCTCAACTCGACTTTCACGCGCACCATGATCGAGCACGGAGAAGACACCGGATCGCCGATGCAGAAGGCGGAACACTGGGCGAACGCCCTTGGCTTCGGTGCGGAGATGACTGGTCGTGTGACCATGGCCTTCGCCGCGGCGGACGCCTACGACGCACATCCTGTGAAGGGAATGTCGCGGGGTGATTTCGTCGAGAAGATTGTGCGTGATTCCCAGTGGGATTGGAGCGCGCAAGCGTCGTCGCGCCTGCTTAGCGGCTATGGCCCATTCGGCCCGTACACGAAAATCTCGCTTGCGTTCAGCAGCTGGCACACCAAGATGGTGGGCAAACTCTACCAGGAGGTCATTTCGGCTGCCGGCGCTCGGGGGCCAGACGCACAGAAGGAGGCGATTAAGTTCCTAGCGGTGCATGCGGCGATGACGACGATGGTCTGCGGCACGCTCGGGCTGCCGCTGGCGAATGCGTTCGCTGGCGTCGCCGACAAACTGGCCTACGGGATTACAGGCAGGGACGACATAGACACTGAGGGCCTGTACCGCACGTGGCTGCGCACCATGTTCGGCAAGGATGTCGGTGAGGTCCTGTCGAAGGGGCTGCCCCGCGCGCTCGGCGTGGACATGTCGCGTCTTGGTGACGCCAACTTGCTGCCGGGCACCAGCATCCTGACTGACAAGCGCAAGTTCGAGGATTCGTCGAAGGACTTCTACAAGTCCATGGCCGGTTCAGGTGCTGGCGAGATCAGCAATATGTATCTCGGGGCGCGTGATCTGATGAACGGCGACTACATGCGCGCCGCGATCAAGATGCTGCCGGAGGGCTTTAAGGGCATCGCTGAGGCGGAATATGCGCGCGAGCACGGCTACATCAACGCGTCAGGCGATCGGTACAACGTGCAGCCATCTGGAGCGGACATCGCCAAGATGGCGTTCGGGCTTGACCCAGCGAATCTGGCGCTATACGAAGACGCCAACCGCATCAAGACCGGCCTGCTCGCACAGCGGCAGTACCGGCTGCAGAACATCAATCAGCATCTCTTGCGGGCGGCGCAGACCGGCGACAACGCGGGGGTCCAGTCGTGGATGCAAGAGGCCGTGAAGTATCAGATGGACCACCCTGGGCTGGGTTCTCCGGCGGCGAGCTTCGGCCGAAATCTGTCACGTCATTTGCGTCAGAGTATGCTGGCACAGGCGATGGGCACGCCGTCTGGTGTCAAGTTGCCCGACCTCAGCCTACGCAACACGCTCGGCTTCGCTAATCCGGGACAATGATGATGCGCGAGTTTGAGGCTCACGGGATTTGGATGGCGACCGGCCCGACGGGGCCGACTGGCGCGCGCGGTCCGATGGGCAATGGTTCAGGTCCGACGGGGCCTACTGGCGCTGGGGCTCCAGGCCCCACAGGATCGGCAGGTGCGTCAGGGATGAATGGTGCGCCGGGGGTTACGGGGCCGACTGGGCCAACCGGACCTTCCGGGACTGCCGGGCTGGCTGGGTCAGATGGTTTGACCGGCCCGACCGGTTCCAATGGACCCACCGGGCCTACTGGCTCGCCAGGTCTAACCGGCCCGACCGGATTGCCGGGGAACGCAGGCCCGACCGGCCCGACCGGTACATGGGGCCCAACGGGGGTGCAAGGAGATGTCGGTCAAACAGGCGGAATGGGACCAACTGGTCCGACTGGTGCGGCGGGAGCTGCAGGCTCAGCCGGCGCTGCTGGTGCAGGAGGTCCTACGGGCCCCACAGGGGTCGCCGGAGCTGCGGGGGCTCCAGGTACGGCTGGCCCGACTGGCGGAGCGGGAGGCGTGGGCCCGACTGGCGGTGGCGGACCAACAGGGCCAACAGGGGTCGGCGGCTCAGCGGGCGGATTGGGACCGACTGGTCCTACAGGCGCAGCAGGAACGAATGGCGGTGATGGTGCAGGAGGTCCTACGGGACCGACTGGTCCTACAGGCGCAGCAGGAACGAATGGCGGTGATGGTGCAGGAGGTCCTACGGGACCGACCGGTCCGACAGGAGCCGACTCAACCACGGTAGGTCCGACGGGTCCTACAGGCGCAGGCCCGACGGGTCCGACCGGAGCCGCGGGGACTGGTGGGGGGGCGTCCACCGCAGCCGATGTCAGCTACACGAACTCAGGCTATCCGCTTCTCACGACTGTCCAATTGGCGCTCGATGATCTGCTTTATGTTGCGCCGTCCGTCAGCCTTTCGAACAACGTCAACACGGTTGAGGTCGGCACGACGATCACCAGCATCACGTTCACGTGGACTTACAACAAGACGATGACGAGCGCCTCGATCAACAACGGTGTCGGCGCGGTGGCGCTGAGCAACGGCAGTGACACGATCACCGGTAGCTGGGCATCGAATGAGACCTGGACGATCAGCGCCTCTGACGGCACGAACACTGCCACCGCGTCGACCAGCATCGGGTTCTACAACCAGCGATATTGGGGTGTGAACGCGAGCGCCACGCTGACCACTGCGCAGATTCTCGCGCTCGGGAGCAGCGAGTTTGCGACCAGCTTTGGGAAATCGATCAATTACAACTGCGCGGCGACGAATGTCTATCCGTACTACGCCTACCCAGCAGCCTGGGGCTCGCCTTCGAACGTCACGGTCGGCGGATTGGCGTTCTCAGATTTTACCCTCGTGGCCCAGAGTTTCACGAATGCCTCCGGGCATGTCTCGACTTATAATGTGATCCGGTTTAACAACGTCCAGAGCGGCGCGAATATCGCCGTCGTTTGGGCCTAAGTAGGAGCTAAGAACATGACCTGCACGTATTCGACTGTGGCGGCGACTGCCCGCCTCACCGCCGCGCTCATTGCGACCTCCCAAGCTGCCGGCGTTTCAGTCGACGGTCGCTCGTCCTTCGGCACGCTGGTTATTGGCACGTCTGGGCTGTCCGGCACTACCGGCGTCCTGGCGACGATCGTCCTGCAGAAGCCGAGTTTCTCGATCGTGGGCAAGGTGGCGACGCTGTTGGGCGTTACACTTTCTGTGCTTGCCTCGGGGTCTGGCACTGCCGCCCTCGCCGAGTTGCGAGACAGTGACGGCAATACGGTCGTCTCGGGCCTGACTGTGGGCACGTCCGCCACCGACATCATCATCACCTCGACCTCGATCACGGCCAGCGAGACGGTGTCGATCACGGCGGGAACGGTCACGCATCCCTGATCAAAGCAGGTATGGCTCTTGACTGGGGGGCGTTGCAACTGCCATGGCTAACGGCGACGTTTACACAGCCAACTACACCAACAGTACCATCTCAAAAGTTACTGCTGCTGGTGTAGTCACTTCCGCCTGGGCCACTCTTACTTCT